GCGGACCTCAGGTGGTCATCTCGCATCGGTGCCATCGAGTGCCGCGGGAACGCGCAGGTTGCATACCAACGCGCTATCGAGTGGACTTATCGCATAGCAGCGAGGTTAGGCAATGAGTTCGACCTCGTGTACGGCATCGCCGCAAAGCACGTGAACCACATTCACGGAGAGCACGACGGAAACAAGTCGGAGCGCCGGTTCGGTGGCCAGTGAGCTGTTCCAAGGACTGGATGTTGGCGAGGAGAAGGCGTTTCTCGACACCTGCAGCGAGGACGAGGTCGATGCCGTACTCGACCAGCTATACGATTGGAAACAGTGGGCTCGTCCAGAGCAGCTGGAGCCTGAGGGCGATTGGGACGTCTGGGCGATAAACGCAGGACGCGGTTTCGGCAAGACCAAGACAGGCGCCGAGATCACGAACATGCGGGTCAAGAGAGGCGACGCCCGAAGAATCGCTCTTGTTGCGCGTACACCGAGCGACGTTCGCGACACTCTGATCGAGGGGGAGTCTGGGATCCTCGCCTGCTCTCATCCCAACTTCATGCCAGAGTACGAGCCGTCGAAGCGAAAGCTCACATGGCCCAACGGCGCCGTCGCCCTCACTTACACAAGTTACGAGCCCGATCAAATACGGGGCCCGCAGTTTGACTGGGCGTGGTGCGACGAGCTGTCGTCGTGGAAGTATCTGAAGGAGACGTGGGACAACCTGATGATGGCGCTGCGCTTGGGTCGCGCGCAGTGCTTGGTGACGACCACTCCGAAGCCACTGCGGTTCCTGCGACAGCTGTACAAAAAGTCCTCGACCGTCGTTACTGGTGGCTCGACTTACGAGAACGCTCACAACCTGGCACCGAGCTTCAAGGCTCGGCTTCTGGAAGAGTACGAGGGCACGAGCCTCGGGCTGCAGGAGCTTCACGCCCATCTGCTGGAGCAGGCCGAAGGCGCGTTGTGGCAGCGGAAGTGGATCGAAGACAGCCGCTGTAAGTGGTCTGACCTGCCGCCGCTCGTGAAGATCTGCACAGCGGTCGACCCCGCTGGCAGCCAGAACAAGAAGGCGTCAGAGACCGGGATCATCACGGCAGGGGCCGGATGGCCTTCGTGGACGCGACCTCGTGTCGACCCGGTTCACTACTACATCCTGCACGACGCCAGCGGGCGTTGGTCTCCGGACGGCTGGGGCCGCCAGTCCCTGCGGCAACTGGAGTTCTGGAAAGGGGATCGAATAGTCGGCGAGACGAACTTCGGCGGAGATATGGTGAAGAACACCATCACCAGCATCAGCGCCGACGCTCCGTTCAGCCGGACGACGGCGAGCCGAGGCAAGATCATCCGAGCGGAGATGCCAGCCGCCCTCGCCGAGCAAGGTCGGATCCACCACTGCGGAATTGGCCTCGGAGAGTTGGAGGATCAGCTTTGCATGTGGGAGGTTGGAGACAAGAGCCCGGATCGACTTGACGCGATGGTCTGGGCGATCTACTGGCTGCGGAGCCGGGTTGGACGTACTCTCGGCATCCGAGCGAGCATGCTACGCGGCGGCGAGTCTCGACCGTCTCCCTGGAGGTACTAGGCCTTGGCCTCAGCATACGCTGCGAGAACCCCGAGTCGACAGCAGAACGTGCAGTCGATCATCAAGGCAAATATCCCGCAGGGTGTCGGTGCCCGGGCACCCAAGACAAAAGAGCTGGGGATCTCCGGCGTCAGGCAGTCCGAAGGCTACATCGACCAAGAGTTCCTTCCGAATCTTCGTGGCCGCAAGGGTCTCCAAGCCTACATAGAGATGCGTGACAACGACCCGATCATCGGGGCGATCCTCCAGGCCATCACCATGCTGATTCGGAACGTCAGATGGGACGTGATCCCGGCGGAGGATTCTCAGGAGGGCCTAGCGGACAAGGAGTTCGTCAAGGGCGCTCTCACCGACATGAATCCAGCGTGGGATGACACGGTCTCTTCTATCCTGAGCTTCCTATGGGCTGGCTGGTCTCTGCACGAGGTCGTGCTGAAGAAGCGCGAGGGTGACAACCAAGACGAGCTGTTGGCGTCGAAGTTCACAGACGGACGCTTCGGATGGCGCTCCATCCTGTCGCGCGCTCAAGAGACAATCCCGCAGTGGCAATACGACGAGTCAGACCGACGCGTGATTGGGGCTTGGCAGGTTGCGCCGCCCAACTACCAAGAGGTGTTTCTGCCGGCGAGCCGGACTCTCCTATTCCGAACGATGAGCGCAGGTGGCAATCCGGAAGGCAGATCGGTCCTTCGCAATGCCTACGTGCCCTACATGCGGAAGACGCGTATCGAGGAGATCGAAGGCATCGGTATCGAGCGGGATCTCGCAGGCCTGGCCATAGCGTGGGTTCCGCCCGAGCTGCTCGCGCCGGGAGCCGATGCGGAGACGGTGGCCCTGCTGAACGCGATAAAGGACATCGTAACGAGCATCCGCCGCGACGAGCGAGAAGGCCTGATCTTCCCGATCGCCTACGACCCGGACTCGCATCAGAAGCTCTACGATCTCACACTCCTCACCACTGGCGGCAGGCGTCAATACGACACGACGACGATCATCAACCGCTACAACCAAGTGATGTCGATGACCGTCCTGGCCGATTTCATTCTTCTCGGTCACGGCGAAACAGGCTCGTTCGCCCTTGCAGAATCCAAGACCGACATCTTCGGCCTCTCGGTGGGAGCCTATCTAGGAGAGATCGCATCCGTCATGAATCGACTCGCGATACCGCGCCTGTTCAGGGCGAACGGCATGACGCGTCCCAAGTATCCGCAGCTCACGTCGGGAGATATCGAGACGGTGGATCTCAAGGAGCTGGGCGACTACATCACGAAGCTGGCTCAGGCTGGCGTGCCGCTGTTCCCGAGCGCGGATGGGGCGCTGGAGCGATACGTGATGGAACAGGCGAACCTGCCGACTCCGAGCGAGCAAGAACGAGTCGAGTAGTTGCCGTCCGAGCGCCAGGCAACTGTCGCTGTTAGGCGGTCTGCTGCAGCGGGCTTCACGGCGGAGTTCCCGCTCACGATCAACGCGTGGAGAGCGCAGATCGACCTGGCGGCTCTCGAAGAGCTAGTCGCTGGCGGAGCGCTCACGGCAGAGGCTGCCAACGCGGCGATGCGGTTCGGCGTCCTGAGTGACGCGATGGCGATCGAGGTGGACGACCTGCTCGCTGGCGGACTCGCAGCCGGCGCTCGGTTGGCTCCGCGGTTCGCTTCGGTGCCACTGTCCCCGCTGCCGGGCTTCTTGGAGGTCGCCACCGAGCGCTACATCGCAGAGAACGGTGCGGCGCTGGTTCAGCTCATAGACGACGGCGCGCGCGCTGGGCTGCAGGAGTCGATCGCAGCTATCGTGCGCGGAGACCTGACGCCCGGCGCGGCCGCGCTGAAGATTGGGCGACAGGCAGGGTTGACCGCACTGAACGTCACAGCCGTCAACAACTTCGAGGCCGGTTTGGCAGAGGCGTTCGTCTTCGGTGACGAGCCGCTGACCGATGCAGCGCTCCGGACCATCGACCAGCGCGTGTCGGCGTACGAGGAGAGAATCCTCAGGAACCGCGGTGCCTTAATTGCGTCGACCGAGACGCAGGCGGCCCTGCACGCCGGCGAGCGTGAGTTCTGGGCCGCTTCTCTTGACTCTGACGCCAGTCTCATCGGTCGCCAGGACGTCGAGAAGATCTGGCACATCGTTGGGTCGAACGTCTGCCCGATTTGCCTTTCTATTCCGGCAGATGCGGCCGGCTTCGATGAATTCTTCGTCTCGGGGGCCGGGTGGATCGGGTTGCATCCGCCTGCGCACCCGCTATGCAAGTGCTATGTCGAGTACCGGGTGAGCTGAGGGGGCTATCGATGGATCCGATCGACTTCCGCAAATTCCACGACGACGCGCGCCAGGCATTCGGATGGGCGCGCATCATCACGAAGGGCGGAGTCCTCCAGTTCGACGACGAAGACCAGGCCGTGTCTCCCGAAGCGATGGAATCTGCGGTCTACGAATACGTGATGAAGAGCCGCATCGGAACCGACATCCACGTCGTCGCTGCGAGCACTCTCATCGAGTCCTACTACTTCTCAAAGGCCAAGCAGGACATGATGGGCATCGATCTGGGGTTTGAAGGCTGGTGGGTCGGGTACCAGTTCGTCAACGACGCGGTCTGGGAAGAGGTCCGGAAGGGTCAAAGGCCGATGTTCTCCATCGGAGGCAAAGCCTTCGAGAAGGTGGCAGCCTGATGGCCAAAGAGATCCTGACGAAGATCGAGATCGATGAGGTCGCCGTATGCCCGCAAGGCATCGATCCCGGGGCGGACATGGTCTTCTTCAAGGCCCACGGCGAAAAACCTTCTCAGCAGAGAATCCGCATGGGTGTGTCATTTGAGAAAGCTCACGACGAAGATCCCAGGCTATTCGACGAAGTCATCGAGGAGTGGAACTCGGTCGGTATTTCGGACGCAATCGACCGTCGCGCCAACGCTTTCAAGCAGAGCGCATGGGAAATCCTGATCAGCGACGCGACCAACAAGGCCGAACTCATCACGACCTCGGTGCGACAATTCGCGGGTACACTGGAAGACGACATCGCGGACCTGATGGCAGGCCGCATCATGAAAGCGTTGACAGACCCGACCGACATGGGCAAGCTCGCGGGGATTTCCAAGATCGCCGAGGGCCTGGTTGGTGGGCCAATCTCCAAGGGGGGTGACAGCATGACCTTCGATCCGAAGACGCTCAACGAAGAGGGCAAGATCGAATTCGAGCGGCTGGCCAAGGCCGCTGAGGGCGCACCGGCGCTGCAGGAAACGGCGGACGCGAACGAAACGTTCTGGAAGGCTGCGGAGTTCGCGAAGGCCCACGCTGAGTATCTCGCGTCGGACCCCGACAACAGCGATCCCATTCTCAAGGCGATCCCCGAGAACATCCGACCGATGTTCAAGGCGATGCGCAAGCAGGTCGAGGATCTCACCGAGAAGGTCACGCAGGGCCAGACCTTCTCCAAGATGCAGCGCCTCACCACAGAAGCGGCTGGCTACGCACAGGTTCTTCCGCTGGAGACCGCGGAAATCGCCGAGTCCCTCTCCAAGGCAGAGGACAGTGGCGACGAGAGCATCCGGAAGATGTTCAAGGCGAGCGTCGAGATCCTGAAGGCCGCGAAACTCGTCGGCGATCCGCTCGGTTCCGACATGCAGATCGGTTCGGACGACGCGATGGTGGCGGCTCAGACCCGCGTCGACACGATGGCCAAGGCCCGGGTCGAGGCTTCCGGCGGAACGATCAGCTTCGAGAAGGCGTACGCGCAGGTTCTGGACGAGAACCCGAGCCTGTACGACGACGCCGACCCGAACAACTACGAGCTGGTTCCGACCAACTAGAGAGCCAGCGTCCATTGACGCAGACGCGTCCGCGTGACGCCAACCAGGGAGAAAACACATGGCGAGCGAACATGACCTCCGAACCGTGTCCCGCGTGACGAACGCGGACCTGTCTGCTCTGCAGTACACCGTCGTGGATGTGAACACCACGACCGGGCTGATCGAAGCGGGCTCGTCGGGCGACGAAGCTGCCCTCGGCGTGCTCCAAGACAAGCCCGGCAGTGGCGAGGTCGGAAGGGTCGCAGTGGGAGGCCAGTCGAAGATCGTGCTCGGCGCGACTCTCACTCCAGGCACCAAGGTGATGGGGTCAGCGGCAGGCAAGGCAATTGCCGTGACCATCGGCCTGGTGTCGATCGGCTCGATCGTTGAGGGCGGAGCGGACACCGAGATTGGTTCGATTCTGCTGGAGAAGGTCCGCGAGCACGCCTAAGCCGTAGGCGTCAGGGGCGTCTCTGATGGCAATGACATCCTAGGGGGGTGGTTTCATGCAAGGGTACCAGCGAATCCGCAAGGCTCAGCCGGCCGTTCAGGACGTCCATGTCAGTCGGCCGCTGACCAACATCTCGGTCGCCTACATCCAAGACCAGTCGCAGTACTCGGCCTCGGACATCTTCCCGGTCGTTCCGGTGAACAAGAAGTCCGACCAGTACTACATCTACACGCGTGCCGACTTCCTGCGGGACGAGGCCGAAGAGCGCGCTCCGGCGACGGAGAGCGCGGGCGGAGGCTACGGGCTCTCGACCGCTTCGTACGCCTGCACGACCTTCGCGTACCACAAGGACGTGGACGACGAGACGCGGGCCAACTCCGACGCGGGACTCAATCCCGATCGGGACGCCACCGAGTTCGTCACGCAGAAGATGCTCATCCGGCGCGAGAAGAACTGGATCGACACCTACTGGGGAACCTCGATCTGGGGCACGGACATCGACATCGACTCGGCCAGCACCAACTGGTTCACGATTTCCACCGCGGCCTATTCCGGCAGCCCACTCAGCGACATCCAGATCGGCGTGCGCAAGATCCAGTCGAGCACCGGCTTCAAGCCGAACCTGCTCGTGATGACGCCCGACGTCTGGGACGTCCTGCGCCTGCATACCGATGTCCTCGAACGGATCAAGTACACCTCTCGCGACTCGGTGTCGCTGGAGGCCTTCGCAGCTCTCGTCGAGCTGCCGAGGGTGATCGTGCTGGAGTCGGTGTTCAACTCCGCTGTCGAAGAAGCCGCGGGTGGCGAGGCCACGGACTTCACGGTCAACTCCGGTGGGTTCAACGAAGCGCTGGCGCTCTTCCACGTCGCTCGCCGGCCTGGACTCCTGACGCCTTCAGCTGGCTACACGTTCACGTGGAACGGCCTGCTCGGTTCCAACGCTCGGACCGGAATGGCGATGTCCAAGATGCGGATGGGCCAGATCAAGTCGGACCGGATCGAGGGCGAGATGTCCTGGGATCAGAAGATCGTGTCGAACGACCTCGGCTACTTCATGCACAACACGATCGTCGCCTCATAGGCGGAGGCTGGCATACATGGCAGGTGTGAGTCTTATCGGATACACGGCGCTGAAGCCCTGCCAGTTGGGCGGAGTCAAGCTCGTCGAGGGCGAGGAGTGCGACGGCAAGATACGCATCGACCACTCGGCGTTCCTGGCTGCGGTCCGTGGCGGACGCATCGCCATGACAGGTTCACCCGAGGAGAGGGCGGCCACCGCACGACGGGTGGCCGCGGCTCCGGCTCCGGCGAAGGAACGCAAGACTTCCGGCGGCTCTCGACGTCAACCGGCGAAGAGCGCCGAAGAGGACGTGACAGAGGGCTCCGGAGATGGCGAAGGCTAGCGCCCACTACAGTGGCGACCCGAGCACGAGCGCCCTCGATGAGGTGCGCTTCATCGTCGGTGACACCGACTGCGGCCACGCCAAGCTCACCGACGCAGAGATCCTGTTCCTGATCGAGGAATTCGCTTCTCTCGCGTCCGCCGCCGCAGCTGAGCAGATCAGCGCGCAGTTCGCGTCCTCCGCGATCGTCCAGACCGGGCAGACGCGCCGCGAGGGCAACCAGCTGTCGAGGCAGTATTCCCGTCTCGCAGCGAAGCTCCGTCTGAACGGCGGCCGCCTGCTCGGCGGCGTGAGGCCGTACGCTGGCGGCGTCTCTCACGCGGAGAAGCGTGCAGACTGGGCCAACTCTGATCTCGTGCAGCCGAACCTCTTCAAGAACCAGTTCGACAATCCACGCCTACAGAACCCGAATCCTAGCGGTCAGGACGACTGATGCCGTGGAACCCGGAACTCGTCAATACGACGCTGGGCATCTACCGACCGGACCGAGGCGGGCCTGGCGGGGATCTGGTGGGAGCGGTGACGCTCGTGGCGAAGGGTCTGCCCGCAACCCTCGAAGAGCGTCAGGATGCGCGGCGGCAGGACGTGCCAGTGATCTCCTCGGAAGACACCAAGAAGCTCAAGATCTGGATCGAGGGGATCGACAACGACGGCGATCTGATCGACGTGAGAGAGCGAGACCTCGTCGACTGGGTGGACTACCTCGGCAACACTATCTCGCCTCGGTGGGAGATCGAGGTGGTGCGGCCCTGGATGGGTCCGATGGCTGGAGCGGTTCCTGTGCTCGAACACATCGTGCTGGAGGCCAAGCCCTGATGGCTCGCTTGGCAATCGAACTGAAGTTCCGCGGCATCACCGGTCGTGGAGGAAAGAAATTCGCTGGAGCGGGCAACCAGCAAGGCGCCTCTGGGCTGCAAGGCGCATGGCTCCAGTCGTCCCGTGTGCTCCTGAAGAATGCTCGCAGGGGTGGCATTCGTGCCATGAACGCCGTCTCGAAAGATCTTCTGCGTCGTGCCCAAGCTATCACGCCGGAGCTGACCGGCGCCCTGGTGACATCTGGACGCATCGACAAGCGGATCACTGACAAGCTCGCTGTGTTCGTTGTGTCGTTCGGTGCAGAGGGTCCGTCGCAGGACTATGCGTTCCGAGTGCACGAGACTCACCAGCCACCTGGGGGTTTCATTACGGCACAGAAGTCAGGAGAGGAAGGCAGAGCGGGCAGGAAGTTCTTGTTCCGCCCTCTCCAGAACAACAGGGACCGGTACCTACAGGACATCGCGGACGGCGTTCAGAGAGCCATCCGGGCGGGATGAGTGAATGTCTCTCGGATTCGACAGGGCTATCGCACAGGCGATGGAGGATGCCGGTCTCGGCACCTACGGTACCGGTCCGTCCGACAACATTCGCGTCGGCGAGTCGCAGCCTACTCCCAAGGAGGCGCTCGAATTCACCGTCGTGCTCGAAGGCGGCGCTCCTCCTGTCAACGTTGTCGGCGAAAACCTCGGATTCACCGTGCAGACTCGGCATCCGTCCTACGAGACGGCAGTCGAACAGGCATACCTTGTTCACCGACTCTTTCAAGAATACCAAGGCAATCCGCGCGGCGTGCCGATCGCGCGCATTATCAGTAACTTCCCGCCAACGCCAGTCGGTAGAGACACCGAGGCGGTCGGCGGGCGCTGGCGAGTCACTGAGACATTCTCGGCTCTGACCAGAGTGGTTCCGTTTACCTAGGGGGGTAGCAACATGGGCTCAGTCATCCCGCGTCCGACAGATGACATCACGGAAGTCAACCTGCTCGCAGGCCTTCCGTACTTCACTTTCACGCCAGAACTTCCGGGTGGGGGCTTCGGGTCTCCGCTGCCCCTGGGCATCATGGACGCTGCCGCGTTGGAGAAGTCCGTGACGCTTCAGCAGCTGAAGGACTTCGGGTCCGGCAGCGGCAAGCTCGTTCGCGAGCTGGTGTCGGAGCTGGAAGCAACGCTGAACCTGGGCGTCTTCAACTGGAACGCCGAGGTCATGCGCTACGCGCTCGCGTCTTCCACGCTCGTCGATCTGGTCTCAGGCAACCAGTCGATCGTAGACGAGCAGTTCGAGCTGACAGGCTCTGACGATCCGGACGGTGACGTCTTCATCGATCTCGCCAACCGCAGCCTCAATGGCGGCTTCTCGACCGAGATCACCAACCTACGCCCCGCCGCCATCGCGGACGAGGTCATCGACGCGAACACGCCCGGTACCTTGGGAGCGGATGCTGGCGAGTACGCTCTCGACTTCAAGATCGATGCCTTCGACGACGTCACCGAGGTCAAGGCGACGGACAACGTCACGGGGGGGATTGTCCAGTACTCTATCGTGGCGGCGGCGACGTCGACTGCTCTCGAAGTGGTGCCCACATCCGGTACCGGTGCTACGTCCGGTGAGCTGCAGTTCTTCGATTCAGCAGGCAACCCGATCGACGTTCCGATCGGACAGACGCTGGAAGCCTCATACGATCCAGGGTTCACGTTCGCAGAGCAGACCGCATACTATGTGGATCCGATCCCGGGTCGAGTGCGCGTCTTGAAGACGGCATCGAACGGTCTCAAGGATTCGCAGCCGATGGAAGCCTCGTACGACTACGATGGATTCACCGGTCAGCAGCTGGCGCCGTTCACGCAGAACGTCTTCCAGGGCAAGGGCGAGCTTCTGCACATGCCGGACGTCGGGATCAACTTCGTGTGGACGATCCCGAAGGTCTCTCTGCGGATCACCGACGACGAGTTGGCGTTCAGCAAGGACTCGTTCGCGGTCTTGAACCTGGCGATCCAGCTGCTCGATTCCGGCAGCAAGAGCGCTCCGTTCGGAACGCTCGACATCTACGACGAGAACGCAGCCTAGGCTACGACGCCACCGCTACGGGGGGGAGGGCCCTCCAGCGAGCACCCTGGTCGGTACTTGCTGCGGGGGCCTTCTTGTGTGAGAGTCCTGTGTCATTAGAGAACACGGGGGTCTCAGAGTGGCAGCGAAGAAGTCTCGTCCCAGTCCGCGCAATCGACAGAAGGCAGCGGCGGTGGCCGTCCGCGCTCCGCTCCAAGAGCAGTCCGGGCAAGAAGAGAGCAGCGACGACTCCGAAGACCTCGACTCTCCCCTCATGCAGGTATTGGTGCCGCATCGCTGGGTCACTCTGGTGGACGGCTCGAAGGTTTTAATCGAGCCGTGGGAGTTCGAGAAGACCCAGATCCTTCTTCCGCGCCTATCGACGATCTATGAAGTCTTCCAAAAAGGAGCGACAGATACAGTCGGTGGCTTTGCCAGCGATCTGATCATGGAAGCCTTCATCGAGACGAAGGAGCTGGTTCGCCATTCGATGGCTGAGCCATGGTCCGACGAGCAGTTCGCCAAGCTGAAAATGGAGGACGGGCTGGCATTGACCACAGCGATGGTCGAAGTCTGTCTACTCAGACCTGAGGGAGGCGGCCTCCTCCCAAAAGTGTCAGAGCTAATCGGCGCGCTAAACAATCTGGTGGGAGCCACCGCGAGCCAGACATAGGCCCAGCAGAGTCCATCGCTCGATGCATCGCGTTTCTCGCCAGGCGAGGTTACGGCAGCGCCCGCGAGGTCATGCGGACGATGACCTATACGCAGATCGTCCTGTTCGTCGACATCGAGCAAGACGCGCTCGGTGATGAACTAACAGTCAACGCGAACATCGCTGCCATCGGAGCTGGCACCGGAATGAGCGGAAACACCGATGGGCTGCGGAAGATGATTGCTGCGTTCCAGGGTGGTGAAGTCAGGCAAGGCGGCGACGAGGTGCATGCGAGGCTTGAGGCGCTCCTCGGAAAGAAGCGGGCCGACTCCTAGCGTACTTCCGATTCACGTTGAAGCTCTCTATCTCGATATGCCTAGACCACCCATAGTGGCCGCAGTCGAGGCAGACGAACTCGTGGCGAACCTTGGTCATTCGCGTGCCGGTGGAGCGGCCGACTAGGACGAAGTCTCTGGTGCGACCTGTGCGCTTGATGTTCCGCCCCCAGTCCGTCCGTCTTCGCTTGCCGCTTCCATATCGTCGGCGGCACATCGGGCACTTGAAGCGAAGCGGCTGTCCGGTTCCGTTCGGGCTCCCAGGCATGCGCAAAACCTAGCGTAAATCCCTGGGGGTGCGGCGTTCTCTAATCAGATGCGGCACACTGCGCGCCATGGCCACCACGACCGTGGGTGCGATTCGTGCCGAACTGACGCTCCGGACGTCGCAGTTCTCTTCGGGGCTTCGCAGGGCGGGGCGCGATCTGTCTCGCTTTGGGCGTGCCGGTCAGAAGGAGGTCCGTGGCGTCGGCCGGAGCTTCCTCGGCCTGAAGGCGATCATCATTGGCACGGCTGCGGCGTTAGGCGCCTTCAGGGCGTTCCGTGGGCTGACGAACCTAGCTCGACAGGCGGTCGACACCGAGGCCGCCTTCCAGAGCTACGGGGTTCGCTTGAAGGCGCTGATCGGCAGCCAGAGAGAAACGAACCTCGCGCTCGAAAATTTCGTCGACATCTCGAAGCGCACACCATTCGCACTGCAGGACATCGTGGGCGCTGGCGCTGTGCTAGGCAGCGCCGCCCTCGGCAATCGCGATAAGATCGAGGCCCTAACTCTTCAGGCAGCCAACATAGCAGCCGTAACGGGAATCGCGATCGGCTCTGCTGCGGTCAACCTGCAGCGCGCACTCGCTTCCGGAATTGGTGCCGCCGACCTGCTGCGCGAGCGAGGCGTGAAGCAGCTCGTCGAGTCTATCACGGGTATACCAGACCTAACACGTGTCTCTCTCAAGTCTCTCGGCAAGGCATTCGAAGACGTGTTCGGTGAAGATGGCCAGCTGGGAGAGCTGGCGGAACAATTGTCGTTCACCCTTGGAGGCGCCCTGTCGAACGTCGGAGACGCGGCGACGCGTTTCAAGCAAAAGCTCGGACAGGCCTTAGAGCCTGCGGTCGTGGGCCTCGCGAGGGGTGCGTTCATACCATTCTTCGATGACTTGTCCAAGACGATCTTCAGAAATCGCCGCGAGCTAAGCAGGTTCATCACGAATGGGGTGATATTCCTCATCGACAATCTCATCATTGCGGTTAGGCGCTCTGCAGACTTCCTCCGTGCGATCGAACAGATGATCAACGCCATGGGTGGCTTCAAGCGCATCATCAGCGATGTGGTCAATTTCCTGTCGATCTTCTTCAACCTCGGCTTCGCTAGCGTTGTGAAGCTGAGGTCTGGATTCGACGCGACGCGCCTTGCGTTCTTGAGGCTCAGCTCTGCGTTGTCGGTAGAGATCTCTGGCAACAAGGTACAGAAGGCCCTACTGCCAGCGCAGTTCTTTAAGACTCGCGAAGAGATCAAGTTGGCCGAGGAGGACATCGCGGCCCTCGCCAGTCAGGTGGACTTCTTCGACAAAAAGAGCGAGGAAGCACAGTTCGCCGTCATCAACGCCGTCGACGAGCTGCTAGCGCCTCGCAACGATGTACGACCCGACAGTCTATTGAGTACCGTCGCAACGGGACTCGACCTCCTCGCTGACAAGGCGGAGAACGCGAAGGCCCAAATCAGGAAGATCTCCGAAGAAGTTATCCAGCGGCAAATCGACATCGAGGAGGCCGACGACGAGAGCACGACCGAACTGCCGTTCATCTTCAGCAAGGAGTTCCTCAAGGCGAGCGAAACGCTGTCCAAGTCGCTACGCGGAAACATCGAAGGGGCGATCGTCGGAGCGTTCACAGGCAAGGGCTTCGATGCTGCGGAGTTCTTCTCCAAGGCGTCGGGAGACCTTCTGAAGTTCTCGATGGACAAGGCGTTGAAGTCTCTGCAGGATACCTTCGGCAATGCCTTCTTGGATCTCGCCGAGAACTTTGGGGTAGACATTGGCGAGAACGTGGCGGCCGGCATCGTTGGCGCGGTTGGCATCGGCCTGTCTATCCTTGCAGGCAGCCTGAAGAAGACGAAGTCGACCGGGGCCTTTGCCGATATCGCCAATCAGGTGGAGTCCGCCGAGGCGACGCGTGGAATCGTGGTTGGGCCTCAGGACATCGCCATCGCCCAAGTCTCGACCTCCATCGCAGACTCCTTCGTGGGAACGAACATCCTGCTGACCGAAGCCAACAGCCTGAAGCGTGAGGAAATCCGCTTGCTGCGAGCGTTGGCTGGCGGTACTGCGGGTTCCAGTCTCATCGATGCCGGAGCCGCATCCGTCGAACTAACGTCAGCCTCTCTGGGGTAGCCAATGCCCGTACTGCGCGTAGCGAACATTCTAGAAGTCACGGAAGCCGGTCAGAAGATCGAGATCCCCGCGCCTGACCCTGCTTCGCACTCGCCCGAGTACTTGGCCATGTGCTGCCTCATCCTGCAGTTCGACCAGTTCCTATCCTTCGCGCGCTCTGCGGACCGGCGAGTGAAGAATCATGATCCTCAGGCAATGATGGAGGACGCTATGAAGACAGCGGCCTCTCTTGTCGAAGGGATGATGGGTGGTAAGAACGGGGGAGCTTCCTGATGGGCTTGAAAGTCTTTCAGCGCGTCGCCGTCCACGACTATTGGAACGGTGGAGTCTTCGAGGCGGATCCGAACCGGCCTTTTTTTGTACAGTCGATATCGGATGTGAACGGGCGTTCGAGCGTCTATATGGACGGTTTGGATTCGGTCATCGCCTATGGGAATCGCTCAGCAGGCTCCATCGGAGCCATGCGTTTTGACCCGCTGTGTATCGTGAACACGGCCGGAGCTGCCTTCTTCTCCGACGGGCTACCCGAGAACTTGGCGCCGACCGGCGGCTACATGGTCGGTGAATTCGACAAGGTGGCGGGTACGCAGAAGGTCTACGGCTCTGTCGCTGGGTCAGACTGGTACGAGTTCAACCCGATAACGATGGTGCAGGGCTCACTCGTTCCGTTCTTGAACGTCTTCGACAATTCTGGCCAGCAGAACGGACGAACAGGCGCCGAGAATGGCTTCTGGGCGAACGGATCATTCCCTGGTGCAGCGATGCTATTCGACACGCCAGGTTACGCATTGCGCCTGGGAGGACAGATTAGGGCGGGGACTGTGGGCGGTGGTGGTGGTACCGTGTTCGACGGAGTGATGTTCGCCTTCTCTCTCATCGACACCGGGGCCACCACGAAGGGCGACGCAATGACCATCGGAGACTTCTCCGAAGCGAACCCCATCGACATCCCCATCTGGTACAACTCGGTGATAGAGAACGATTTCACGCGCCCGCAGATCTTCGGCCAGAACATCCACTTTGCTCATGGGCAGTTCGTGCCAGACGACGACAGCACGGTGTTGCGTCCCAAAGGTTTCCTGTTTCTCCAGGGGGGCCCGGGCGGAAACTGGTGGACCCATGACGCGGGCCCTCCAATCGTGAAGGCCCGGGCCGTGAAGCTGGTGGATTGGAACCCGACCTCTGTGGTCGGAATTCCAAACCGAATTCACACCCGCGAACGGATCCTGAGTCGCGTCCTCGTGACCACTGGAGATCGCCTCGACTACCTAGACACCGACAACGGCATCAACAGCATTTTGGGATCTTCGAGCGACCAGAAGCTGATCTGGCACAGGCCGAGCAACCGCATTCTCTTGCACACAATCGATACGGTGACTGGGTCGCCGTTCACCGAGGATCCGTATCTCGATGCGCGTTTCCTGAAGACGGTGATCCTGCCAGTGCCGGAGGTGTTTCTCGTCACGCAGCCTGCCCAGGATGAGGCTGTCGAGACAGACAAGACGACACAGTTCTCTGCGACCGTATACGGAGATCTCGGCGAACGGATCGAGGGAGCCTCGGTGACGTTCGACCTCTCTGCTATCTCGGTGGCGGGTGAAGCAGTCACCTCGACCAATACCGGTGGCGAGACGGTATCCGTCGCATTGCCGCCGATCGATATCAACTCCATCGCGGTCTACAGCGGCGGGACTCCTCTCGCTGCGCCCGGCCAGTACACCGCTCTCGACCTAGCGGCCGGGACGTTCGAACTCGTGGGGGCGCATGCCGATGGCGAGATTACTGTCGACTACAGCTACCAGCAGCGCGCCGACCTGCAGGTGGTCGCTGAAGACATCACGACGAACAACGTCTTCCTCGACCCGACGGGCACTCAGTACAGCCCGTTCGAGCGCGACACGCTTGTGCTGTACCGCTCAGCGGCCCCTGGCGTTCCGCTGATTGAGTTCACCGACTACGACCTCGTAGACGGACCGAACGGCACCTTCCGCATGCTTCTCGAAGAAGTCAATGGCACGATCACAGCCGATTACACAGTGACACGACCCGACAACTCCTACGGGACGCTGCTGACACCCTCTACGCTCAGTGACGAGACCGGCCGTGCTACGACACGCGTCAAGCAAGGCACGGACACGGACAACGAGGGCCTGCTCGAAGACCTTCGCGCCGTCACGGTGGACTAGAGATGGCCGAAGGGCAGGACTGGAGTCGCAGCCGCCTGACATCTGGCTCTCCCACACCCAACTTCCCAGTTGGGGGAGATCCTGTCGACTCCCTTGGAGGAGCCTCCGGCTCTATCTATTACTTCTTTCCGGACAACGATGGTGTCTCAGGTTTTTCGGATGAGGTTGGCGACGGCGCTGGCGGGTACGACCCGGTGCTGGACGCACAGGTAGACAAGTCCGTGCTTCCCGCCGGGACGATTCAGCGGGACACCGACTCACTCATCGGCGCCATGGTGACCGTCATCGAGGGCACATACGCCGGGTTCCAAAGCATTCTGATCTCGAACGAGAACCATGAATACGTCCTCAGGACGCCCACTCCGGCGTTGCTGCCTGGAGGCACGCGCTTCTTCATCGCAAAGAAGAACGCCGTATTCCCCGACGTCACTGCGGCCCAGAGCGACACTGGTGTGACACAGTATCGTTGCATGCTAGGAGTGCACGTAATACCTGCCGTGACGCTCAATGACGTTAGGCAGTACCTCATTCTCAACGACCCTGGCGATTGCGACTGGTTCTTGAGCACGAGCAACCAGCCCCCCAACGATCAGGTCGATGAGATGAAGGTGATCGCCGACGAGTTCACCGCGCCAGAACTCGACTTCTCAGGCGGTTTGCCATGGGCCGACGGCGCCATCGTATCCCCGACTTTCTTCGGACAGCCTGTGACATACGAACAGGGCCTCGACCAACCGCGCGGTGGTGGCTTCGCGGTGATGGGCACGTCAGAGCCAGCACCGAACTACCGACCGGTGTGGGTGTGGCTCAAGCGTGTCGTGCGCCCGAATGCGCGGAAGCGCGACAATTGCTGGATCACCGTCGTCACGGAGTGCAGCAACACCGGATTCGACCCTGAACCGCTCCGCAACTACACGACAATCGGGTACGACATCGCCGGTTTCACGGAGGAGCTGTCGCTGACTGTGGAGAGCGTCGCTCGCATTGGCGGCGGAGCTGTGGTGTCCCTGACTTCGCAGGGCGACATCAATCAGATCCCCAAGGAAGGCTCCAGCCCGATCCTCCGAGTCAAGTCGGGAGACCCGGGTTCGATCGGTGGCACTCCGGATCCGCAATTCGACGAGAACGGAGAGGCCTCTGTATTCTACATTGCGTCTACCGATCCGGCGGACGAAGGGATCACCGTCGAAATTGAGGCACACGTCTGATGGCTACCAGTCGCCGAACCTATGCGATCTTTCCCTCTTCCGCGGTGGTGGCTTCCACCACGCTGACCCTGCTCGGCTCTGGGTCAGCTGGAACGCTGGGGGCGAAGCGGATCCTGACTCATCCTGACGCCATCAACTTCTTGCCGATCGTGTACTTCACGCATCCCCAGTTTACGCTGGGCATCGACAACGAGGTCTTGCCGCGCGTGCAAGGCTCGCTGGTTCGTACTGCCGAGACCACCAAAGTGGTCCGCCATCCTGAGTTCGAATCGGACGTCGTGATCGTCGAGAAGTGGCCGTCCGACTCCGGCATCTCGATGCCTTCATTCATGGCGCGCCAGCTCTACGAATACGCCAAGAACACGCCCGCGCTCAACATTGCGTCGCCGAACTACATCACGTGGCAGCCTCGCGATAAGAACGACAAGACCTACAACGTCGTAATCGTCTCGTTCAACATCGGAGGAGACGAAATCGGAATCGACTTCACCGAACGACGCGGCGCTGAGAACAACGAGATCCTGGGTGACATGGAAGGCTTGGACGTCAGTCCGACCGGCGCCATCCAAGGCGACGCCGAGCTGGTGATGAAGATCGTCTCGGAAGCCGCCTAATGTCCAGACCCCTCTCGGCGGAGATGGACTGGATCGCGCTCTCGTCCGAGCTGCGACAGCCTGCCTACCAGCTTCAGATCTTCGACATCCGCACAGGCCTGAACACCATTGCAGATATCGTCAATGGCGTGACCCTCGACCCGACTACAGGGCCTCGCAACTTCACAGCGGAATGCTTCGAGCTGACGATCACTGAGAAGGCAGGCGACTACATCTCGACCGGTATCAACGCCAGCGAGATCCAGTTCAGCCTCGTGGATCCGGACGACCAATTCGACCCAGTCAACCTGCTCGACGATCCGACCGGTGACGGGCGCTGGCTCCGAGAAGGAAACGTCGTACGCCTGCTGGAGGGCGACGCTCGGGTCGACGTCCTCGAATGGGAGCTGACATTCACCGGAAGAATTCTCGGACAGGCTGGGAAGGATCGGAACAGGGAGGATCGCAGTGCGTTCCTGAACTGCAAGGCGGTCGGACGCGAGGCGCCGTTCGTGAAGGCCATCAACACCTCGGATTCGTTCCCCAACGGAAGCACGTACCTGTTCATGGCTCAGGATGTGGCAGAGGATGTCGAGAACGGACTCGGCCTGACCACAGGCGAGATCGACTTCAGCGGGTTCGGAAACACGATCACCACTCAGACCACGACGCAGTTTGTGGAGCAACCGGCGATCACCACCATCGCCCAGCTGATGTTTCTCGACGGCGCCATGCCGCGCTTCAACGGAGCAGGCATTCTCAAGGCGAGCAACGGCCTAGTCAGTCAGACCCCTGCGCGTGCCTACAACGACCTCAGCAACATTGTTAGTCTGATCCGGCCGTTCAGCGACAAGAT